GTACTGATGAATTGTATTTGTGAATCATTAAAGAATGTGTATGTTCTATCTGATATATTAAAATCATTCTCATTCCAAATTCCCATCGTTTGCATCACATCCTTAAAATCCTTCATTACAGTCCTTTTAAGCGATGGTATTGTTTTTCTTACAATAGTTACCAGCTCTTTGTTTTGAAGGGCTTGTACGATAAGCCATTGAAGTGTAGCGTATGTTTTACCACTTCTACTACCACCCACCAAATGACACACCCTAGTTGGGCACTCATCGATATGTTTGTAACTAATTGTTGTATTAACTTCCAGATTCATCTATTATCTTTTGGTTTACATTCACATTAATTGCGTGTATGCGTGTATCAATCTCAGCTCTCATCTCCGTTCTACTTAACTTAGGTAGTGTGTACTCCATAAGCTTCAACGCAAGTTCAATTGCTTTCTCTGGGTCTTTCTTTCTTATCTTCTCCAAATCTTCGGATAGATAGTTGAGCGTATTGTTCGTAGCCCTAGCCAAATTTAATTTCATTTGCTCGGTACTTCTATTGAGTGCACCTACTGGTCTACCTGCTCTATTGATTCTTTTATCGTTCTTTTCAAATGCCATTGTAATCGATTGTATTTAACAATATATACACATATAACAACTATATCCACCTTTGTATTTATCGTTGAACCTTGGTACTCAGGAATCCTTCCTGAAGGGATTCTCCTTAGTTAATCTGATGTGTTGTTTAATCTTCTTTATGTTTAAGAAAGATGTACTCTTAGAAATCCCTATATCTTTACTTAGCTTATCCAATGTCATATCCGGTGTGAAGAAATACAATTCTGCTAATCGGGCTGAACTCCACATCTTTGTTCTTTGTAGTTCGTTAATTTCGTTTACAATCTCATCATAAGACTTTTGCATTCTGCTATCTAATTCTTCATTGTATTCTTCATCTACCGTATCCCAATTGTTTGATAGAGGTACATTCCTATCCCTTTGCTTTATTTGATTTATCCAGCGTGTTTTCAAAAATGAATATAGGTACATCATATTGTATTCATCATCACCCCACCATATATTAGGATTACCTCTTTCCGCAACATAGGAATAGAGTTCAGCCACCAATTCCTCAGCGGCCTCTCTATCCTTAGTAATGTTATATGCAGATGCCATCAACCAATCATTCTTCTTTCTGAATAGGATGTCCAGCCTTCTATTGTTTTCTCTTTGTATATCTTCTGCTGTCATTATTAGCTTCTTGCTTTGATGAATTGTTTTATATCATCAATGCATCTAGCCCATAGTCCTGCTGATGATTTACAGCTGCAAGGTTGGTTCTCAGCCTTACCTCTTATTCTCGTACAATTTTGCCATAACTTTCTTTGTGCTCCTGCATCTGATGGTAGATATACACCTATTGCATTCATCTCCGCTTGTATGATTTGAAACTCCTCTAATGTAAAGGGTGCGTACTTTGATTCCGGTACGGGCGGTTGTGTTGTTATTGTATCCATTATATTATAATTTTATTTGTCCGAAGTCCTCACATCCAAAGAACTTATCTAATTTATCTCGCCTTCTATCACAACCACAATCATGCGTTTTGAAAAAGGTCCAAGCAATCCAATGAGCCAGTTCTTTACCCCAGCCAAAGGTTACTACATTTATTAGGCTTTCTAACCAACTACCAAAAGGGAATATACATTTCATAATTAATCGTTTACTTTTCCCATTACTGATTTATCTCCAGCATAACCGATAGGTTTACGTTTGTATTTCGTAGAACCTCTGGATAGGATTGTGTTAAGAGATTTCTGATTAAAACCATTCTTCTTAGCACATTCTATAATAGAACCATAATACGTTCCATCATAATAAATAGGACGGAGTAACTTTTCTCTACCTAACACATGGTATGCATGCTTTACATTTTCAGAACGTGTCATCCATTCTAAGTTCTCAATTCGGTTATCAGTTTTGATACCATTCTTATGATTGCACTCATAAACTTTATCAGCAAAATCTTTAGGTTTATCTGCCCAATTGTTTAGAACTAACTGATGAATACGGAAGTACTTTCTTTCCTTCTTACCATTATCATCTTCTCTAAACATTGAAATCTCAGGGTATCCTCTTGGATTTAATCTGGATTTGATTGGATATAATCCACCATTAATGAATGCTCTATTGGTTCTTTTACAACTATAAAGGATACCACCTTTACTGATGTAGTATTCAGGCCAACCTTCCACTTGTCTGATTGGGTCTTTTAAGTTGAATGTGATTTGATTGCTTTTCATATTGTTATTTTTTAAGGAATTCATTCATTACTTTTTCAAATTCTATCTCCAATGCTTTCTTACTAATGTTCTGATAGTATGCTCTACGAGCTTCATAGGTCATCTCTGAAACATCTATTACTTCAAAGTCCATTGGTGGGATTAGTTTGAATTCTAATTCTTCCATCTCTTTTACGATTTGTGCTTTTAATTCTTCTTGTGTTTTCATTTTATGTTGTTTTGATTTTGTATATTGTTTCTAATTTATTCTTCCAATTATTCTTTTGTGATTCATCCCATTGTAATAATTCTGATACTCCTTCTATTCCACCTAACTCTCTCCAATCTTCTACTGCTCTATGGTATTTCAAATCATCTGAATCAGCATCCATTAATACATCCAGTAATCTCTCTGCTATATTCTTTGTATTACCTTTAGCTCTTTCACTGTATTCATATTGTTCCTGTTCTTTCTCTTGTTCTTTAACTTGTTCTTGTTCTTGTTCTTGTTCTTGTTCCTTGGGGGTATCGATAGGGTATCCATAGGGTATAGATAGGGTATTGATAGAGGATGGATAGGGTATCAATAGGGTATTGGTAGAGGATTGATAGAGGTTGTTCTCTATTAGTTTATTAACTACAGAGACTACAGCTTTATTCTTACTCTCTAAGAAATCAGGTCCGTACTGAAATACACAAAATTTATTGATTATCCATTTTTCATCAGAGATTGGAGTAACTCTAAGTTTGAATGCATTTAATATATCAGTATCAGATACATTAGTATTGCACATAATATTAAGTAACTTAACATTTCTTTTATAGATACCAGCATTATCACAGGTATCTAATAGGTACTGCCAAATGATTTTGTAATCATTAGGTAACTCTGTGTACCATTCATCTTTCCACTTATCAGTGTCAGTAAATCTTTTTGCCATAATTCTTTTTAAGTTTTGTATATATAAATAGTAACCTACTCTACTAAACGATAAAAAAATCAGAACTTTTTTTACTAATGTGATGAGCGGTAATATAACTTGATAAGCGGTAAGTGCAAATATGATATTTTTTGCTAAACTGTAAGTTATTGATAATCAACACGTTAGCTAAAATGTGGATAACTTGTGGATAATTCCTTCAAAAGCATTAGGAATTCTCAAATATTTTTCGTAATTTCCTGTTATAAATGAGAAAAATGATAAAAAATAGGGTATTTCCACATAACGTATTGATAATCAACGGGTTAAGCATAACTCATTGTAAATCAATCAGTTATAAAATAAGTGATAAATATATCAACAAATATTTGGAAATGTGGAATATTCTTCGTACCTTTGTCTTATAATCGTTGGGGGTGTTCCCCAATTTAACTAAAACCTTATGGTGTATGGGTCAACCAAACAAATAAAAAATGGCTAATTCAGTACAAAATTCAGTAAAAGTAAGTTTCAACGAAACAACTTACAAGTTCTTATTAGAGAAAGTAAAAGAAACGAATGTAGATACAACTCGTAGTATTTACATCATTCTTGTTAATGGTGTGGAAAGTGATAGAAGATTAATCTATACTACTGTAGAAGGTAAACCAATGGCATGTTATGAGGTGTTAGTACCAACCGATTCTAATCCTAATGTATATACTACTCCTTATAAGCAGTATTATGAAGTAGGTTTCTCTATGGGTATTACATTTGATATTATTAAATTCTTAAACAAATAAAAAATAAAAAAATGGCAAATTCAAAACAAAAATTCACAATGAATGGTGTAGAGTTGGAAACTTACGATTACAACCATTCAATTGATGGTAAAAAGTATTATGAGTTCTATACTTCTAATACTAAAACAAAAATGTTCATCAACGAATCCCTAAAAACAGGTAAGATAATGAAAATATCTGTATGGATAGATGGATATAATATTCAGTTATCACCAAAATATGATTATGGTATGGCGGTACATATCTTCACCGATTTAATAAACAAATTTTCAAACAATCAAAAATAAAACTATGAACACACAAAAACCTTATTGGGCAAACGAAGTTTATTTAGGTGAACTTCAATCAACACTTAGAACAATGGAAAACGGAAGTTGGAACAGGCTCCGTAGAAACTATGGTAAAGGAGTAGGTAGTTACGAAAGTTACAATGAATACCTATCAGAAATTGAGGATATTAAACGTATGATTTCTAAAGTAGAATTAGAAGTTAGAGCATTCGCTCAGCAGGATGAGAACAATAAAAAGTTCAATGAACAATTTTCAAACAATCAAAACAAATAAGTTATGAGTATCTTAAACGGAAAACAAGTAGCTAGAATAGGTAAGTACATTAAAATGTTTAAGGGTGATAGAGAATCCCTTCAACATGCATGGTTTGGTACTTTTGATGATGGTGATGATTATGAAGATTTGAGTGATAGTGATGTAGAAAAATGTATTACTGATTTGAAAAACATAGTTATGAATGATTCATATAATAAAAGGGATAAAAAGCTCCTTAAAGAATGTGAAATGATTTACACACAATGGTTGATAATAAATAAAACAAAATAAAAACAAATAAGTTATGAACAACAAAGTAAACGCATTACAAAATTGGTTACAAAAGCAAATCAAAGAAACCAAAGCTGAAATTAAGGACTGTGAAAACTACAGTCATCCAGCTAATGAAGAATTAGTATGGGAATTAAAGTATAGATTATCGTACTTAGAATCTGAATTAGATAACCTTATGTACCCAATTGATTAAGTTATGGAAGAAAGATTATTATCAGTTGAGAGGCGCTTGATGGCGCTTCTCAATTCTCTACCTAAAGAAATGCAGGATAGAGTAGAAGAAGAAAAGTTTATAATGAGGAAAGAAACTGGTACAAAGTACAAAGTACAATTCCTTATTGAAACTGATAAAGGTACTAAACCTATTACTATTGATAACATATATGCATGGTCAGATGCAGATGCTATGTATGTTGGTAGTGTGGTTTATGTAAAGCCAGAGATGGATAGATTACAAAAGGAAGGTAAGATTAGATTTTATAAAATTATAAATAAAAAAGTAATATAATGAGAGAGATTCAATTAAAAACAGCAACTAAAAGAAGTGAAAGTATTGCTCACTTAAAATCACCATTACCTACAATGAATATAGCATTGTACGATGATAATGGATTCCCACATGCATTTAAGGATATTATCTTTATTAGAGAGGATAAAAGTAGAGAGGTTATTAAAATGAAATTGATTGATGGGATAGATGAGGAGTATTCTATTAACGAATGTTTATGGAGTGGAGTATCTTCTACTGGTTGGTTAATATATGCATATAGAGATGATAAGATGAATGATATAGAATATACTAAGTGTTTTGATAGTACTGATGTGGTTACTAAACTATCTCAATATAAAAAGAAATTTACAGGTCTTTAAGCTGCCACTTTTTATTCCTGTAATTAAGTAGGGGAGTTCTTCATAGTCTCCCCTTTCTTATGCGCAAAAAAAAGAGCCTGCTAAATGAAAACAGGCTCTAAGGTGGGCTTAACTTAAAATAAGAAATATATAATGGCAATTAGATATAGGGTGCCCACCTATTATAAATATATATTATTCTTTAATAGGAACACAATTAGGAACTTCTCTACCATCTAGTATCTTAGTACCAATTGCTTCGTATCCATCCCAACAAGCACCTTCTAATCCATCCTCAGCCATAGCTGTAAGATTGATACCTTCGTACTTAGCATCAAAGTTTAATTTAGATTGTACTCTACTTTGTGCACTACTTAGTTTTTGTTTAGATAGTTCTGTTCTATCGTATGTAGAAATACAAATAGCTGCTGCTTGTGCTGATTCGTATCCTGCTTTAATTTCTGCTGGTATGCAATATTCTAAATACTGCTCTTTTGTTTCTCCTGCTTTTGGTTTATCTACTGGCATATTATTTGGTTTTATCAGGTATTTTTCGTACCTTTGTCTTATAACAAACGAAAATGAATTTGTTATAATAATAAACAATGTTATAATGCCACGCAAAAAGAATCCTGATAATAATTACTTCAATCAATCCGTAGAAGATGCAGTATGTATCTACCTTAATTCTGATAACCAAAGAGAAAAGGAAAATGCTTTCAAACTAATATACCCTGCTCTTTGTAAAATATCGGAGGTGTGGTTTAATAAGTTAAAGGTATCTTATATTGATACAGATGCAATTGATATGCAGATGGATTGTGTTGCTCACATTGTAGAGAAGATGCACATGTTTAATTGTGGCACTGGTACTAAAGCATTCTCTTACTTTACTGTTATGGCTAAGTTCTATTATATGATACACAACAATAGAAACTATACTCACTTAAAAAGATATATTCCTATCAGTTATATGTCTGTCGAATTTGATAAACCTAATACGGATGCAAGGGATGAAAAGGCTAATGAATCCAGATTACTATTGGAGGCCTTCACTATGTATTTAGAATTGAATTTAGAACAAATACTACCAAACAAAAAATATAGACCTGTTGGAGTTTACTTAGTTGATTTACTAAATAACTTTGAAAAGGTTGAAGATATAAATCGTAGAAAGATTGTAAACCAAATGGCGGCTGTAGATGGAATGCCATCCCGTCATCACATCACAAAGATAATGAATAACCTAACTGCTCAATTTAATTTATTCAGAAAGCAATGGATGGATGGTAATACATCACTTAACTTTATTGAGAAAACTTCTTTAACTAAGGAGGAAAAAATGATTGTGAAGGAAAACTTCAAATCAACTTCTGTTAAGTTTGGTATTACCCGTTTAGCTAAGAAATTTGGTGTTAGTGAACCTGTACTTAGAGAGTACATTAGTACTATTATCTAACTCTATATCTCTTACCTTCCCAACGGCATTCGGTAACAAAACCTAAGTTAATTGTTCTCCAATCTCCATTGTTATCTTCGGATTGTACAACCATATAATCTAAGGCCTCATAATCATAGATAGCACCTCTAGCTATACCATTTAAGAACGGTCCCCAATTTACTGAACGAGTTGTTTGACCACCATCTACTTTGTTCCATTTAACCCATATAGGATTTGATGGAGTACTATCCATAAGGAATGAATAGAATTGTGTGAATGTAATTTCAGGTATAGCGAATTGTAATATCTTATTATGTACTTTGTTATTATTCATCTCTTAATCTTTTATAGGTCCGCCTACTACCCAAGCAGAACAAGTTCTACTTGCTGCACACTTAAAATCAAATGCTTCACAATAACCTAATTCACCAGCTTCAATTACTAATTCTGGGTCATCTTCATATCCAATACCTTCTGCTATACAATTAAGTGTTTCTTTTCTTAAATCAAAGAATGCACAATTACCACATAATGCTGATTTAGCTTCTTCTATTGAGCCTCCGAATTGGTCTGCTTTTGCTTTCCAATAATCTTCGTTTGGTTCATTTGGATTCAAAGGACCGTAGTTAGCTTGTTTAATTGCTATACTTCTATTGTATAAATTTAATGCTATGTTTTGAGTTGCTGGAGGACAATCTGCGAAATCTTGCAATATAGGAGGAACATCACCTAATAGTTCTGGTGCTACACTCCCACTAGCTGCTTGACCAGGATAGCTTGAGTTTGGAATTGATGGTTGAGCTTCATTCTCTTGTAGTAAACCCAACTCTCTTAGTTTGTTTCTACTCCATCCTAATGCTGCTTTACCACCCCATGCATCATACATTAACTTACCACATCCATCACCATAAGATTTTGAATTTTGTAAATCAACTTCATGTCTACTCAAATAGCTATACATGCGTTTGATTGTATCTACTGAAATAGGTTCACCTTTAGCTAGCTGATTAACTCTTTGCTTACCAACCGGCGTACCACAACCACCCCAACCATTCTTATCTACATACTCTAATACTCTCTTAGCATTTCCTTTTACACCATCTCCATAATCAGAGAATGATTCTAAGTCAATTCTTTTTTTTTCTTTGTATCTTTTATCCTTAGAGATTACGGCTCTGATTTTAGATAGTACTACTACTGCCTCATCTTCACTTAAATCACTAATATCTTTTTCCATTAATTCTGCAATAGCTGCTGCCTTAACTAACTGATGTCCGAATAAACCTTCAATAGATATTGCTTTTACTTTACCAGTCTTAACGTAATCTTGCCAAAGTTTTTCATCGTTTACTTTCATAGTAACGAACCAAGTTCCAGCAGGGAATATTCTACTAAAGTAGTTAGCTGATTTATCTTTTGTAGATGATTTACTCACCCAACTTTCTACCACAGTCACATCACCATCTATATTCTCACCATGCTCAACAGTTGCTTTATTCTGATAACCCTTCATAAGATATTGTTGTGCTAACTTCTCAATAGTTTCAGCAGTTACAAATACTTCGTACTCATGTCCAGTTCTTTCATCTACTCTATAAATTCTTTTATCAGGTATAAGAACAGGTGCTACAATAGTTCTCTTATCATTATCAACAGTAGCAAATTTAACTTGCTCTTTATGTTCTGTAAAGTAAACCCAATCAGCTTCAATAGCAGGATTTTCCACAAGACTCAGCGCATATACTTCGTCTGTATTTTCATCCTCTATAATAAGTTCGTATAATTCCATGTCCTTTAACAATTTTACTTTGATTTATCGTTATATATTTATATATATTTATATATTATCCACCGAATGTTGCTGCGTTAGAAGTTCTTCTATCTAATGCCTGTTGTGATGATACATCTCCACTAACTACATAAGCCTTTACAGGTTTTCCACTTGCAGCTGATATTGTATCTGCTATTTGTGCACCTGGCGTTGCTGCGGCTGTACCTTGTATTTGTGGTGCAGTTGCCGATGCTACCGTAGGTGCTGATACCGAAGCGCCTGATGAACGAGGTAAAGATGCTCCACCTCCTCCAGCTGCACCACTATCAGATGAATTGATTTGTGATATTGATTTAGCTGCTCCTGCAATTGTAGATGCTATACCTAATGCTGCTGATATTGTGTTTATAGTAACGAATGGTTGTCCAAATGTTACTGGGAATGCGGCTACTGCTTTAGCGTTTGCTACTGCTGTATTTGCAATAATCCTACCAATAGATGCAGCTTGTTCAATGATAATACCTGCGATTGCTATCTTCTTATTCTTACCAGCTATTTGTTGTAATAGAGAACCAAACTGTCCAGCTAAATCTATGTAAGCATTTTGTATTTCAGCTTTAGCATCCAATTCAGCCATATCGATATTCTTTCTTTCAGCTGCTGCTGCTTTCTGAATAGCTGTTCTTTGGTTTTCAGTTAATTCTTTATCTGATAATAGAACTCTTTCCTTTTCATCTATAAGTTCTTTTCTTCTTTGGAATGATAGATTTTCAAATTGTAATTGAGTATCTAATCCTAAAATATCATCTTCTCTCTTTTTATCTACTTTAGCTTTATCTTCTTCTGCTTTCTTCTTAGCATCTTCATCATCCTTCTTCTTCTTTTCTTCTATCTTCTTAGCTTCCTCATCATCGTACTTCTTATTGATTGCAGCTATTTCTAATCTACCTTGCTCTAATACTGATGATTTATCTTTGATACCAGCTTTTTCTAATGCTAATAATCTTTCGTTTTGTGCTTGTCCAGCTTTGTATATCTCCTGGTCTCTTTGTTCTAATGTAGCAATGTATGCTTCAGTTAGTACTTTATTAGCCGCTTCTAAGTTCTTAGCTTCTTCTTCTAATCTTTTCTTTTCAGCAGCTGCTGCTTCTTCTTGCTTCTTCTTTTTATCAGCTGCTGCTTTAGCATTAGCATCTGCTCTCTTTTTGTTTTGTTCTTCGGTTTTCTTAGTTAGTTCTTCTTGTCTCTTTTTCTCATCTTCATTAGCTTTTTGTTGAACCTCATCTACTGCAAGAGTTGATTCTTTAATCTTAGCTTCTGAAATACCTAAGAACTTAGCAAACTTTTGGAAACCTTGAGCAACCTTTTCTAATATAAATGCAAATCCATTGAATAACGGAACTGCTACTTTTTCTACAGTTGCAAGAATAGGTCCTAATATAGCTGAAAATGCTTGTGATAATCTATTAAGAGTTTGTTGTCCTTCAGCAGTTGAACTAAGTGCTTTCTTCATTAGTAACAACGCACCACCAATAGCGGCAATAACCGCAATGATAGGATTTGCTATAAGAACTTTGAATGCTCCATCAACTGATTTGATTGCGTTACCAGCTGCTCCAGCAGGTCCAGGTAACGATGCCAATTGGTCATCAAATTGTTTAGCTTGGAATTGAACTTTTTCTAATCCTTCTTCTAACTCATCTAATTCACCACGTAGTTTGTTAAACTTTACTTTATCTCCTGCAGCCGCAGCAGCTTGTAATTCCTTTTGTGTTTGACGTATTTGTAATTGAAGTTTGACAAAGGAGCCTGCGGTTTCTTCGGCCTTATCACCTAAGTCTCCTACTTCCTCCGCACCCTTTACTTGGGTATCAATTACGGCTGTGTACGTTGTAGTATTATCTGCCATTAGCGTTTACTTTTCCAAATTCTTTTTAATAACGATTTAGCTTCCTTTATGGTTTGTGGATATTTGTATTTACCTTTGGCAATATCAATATCTTCTGATATTCCATAAAAGTCCTCTAAATTCAACAAATCAATTACAGTCTTTATCATACCCATTTAACATTTAAGTTGTGTTTTGTGATTAAGGGTTTAATTGGAACAAAATCATACACTTATCATTATAGTGTGGGTATCCTTCCTGACAATCCTCATTAATCAAATATATTGGATTTAATTGAAATGGTTCTATCATTAGGTTTATGCACTTCCATCCACCATCTAATATATCAGGGTTACTATTCCATTTAGTAAAGGATGTAGCCAGGAGGTATTTTGAGCCGCTTTCCTGACAGTTTCTTATAGCTCTTAACACATTATCATTACTAAGGTGTCCTAAGCAATCTCTGGTGAATATAAGGTCTACTTTAGGTAGTGCATCTTTAGTAATATCCAACACTCTAAAGTCCACATCTCTATACTGCCATTTATTCTTTTGTATCAATGGTTCTACTATATCTGCTCCTATATAAGAAGCTCCACATAAATCCACATTTTTCATCCAATTCCAGTCTCCGCATGGAATATCTAAAATAGATTGGATACCAAACTTTTGTATTAGGTATGGTAATTCCCTACGGATTACTTTTGTATTTTGCATTTCAGAACCCCCACCACTTACACTTTCATGTGATGCCCATAGGTTCTTATCAAAAATCTCTGTAAATGTTTCTACTAAATTCATAGAATTGTTTTTTTAGCTGTTTCTTTTACTTGCTCCCAATAGTATTTGCTTGCTCTATTTTCATCCATTACTAATTCTTCACCATAAGGTAATTTATTGATATAAGATGCTTTATGGAACATACCACTATTTGCATCCATTACTCCTGCATTATGTAATATCCAATATTTTTCTATTGATTTTTGGTTATCAGTACTCCATCCAAATGCCATTCTTTCATCAACTTGCGTAGCATGTCCGAATAACCATGCGTTCCATAATAAAGCCCACATACCTGCTGTCCACTTTTGTATTGGATAATCCCAATCAGCTTTCTTAATATGTAAATGCTCTACTGAACAAAAATAAGAATACATTTTAATTGCATCCTTTTCTACTTTATCCCAAAACTCAAATCCTTCTCCCTTAATCAAATACTGAGCGCCTCCTGAATGATTATTCATTAGCTTAGGTATTTGTTTATCTATACCAATTAAGTTACACATATCCTCATATATGTGGTTTCCTTTTTGTTGTATGTAATCGTAGTTGATGTAAGAGTTTGTATCACTCATATACCAAGTGTTATCCTTTCTATGCCAATCTAATTCAGGCGGCCGAGTAAATACTATATCACTATCATGCAAAAATAACCATTCATCTTTCAAAGCAGGGTATGCTTTAAGATGTTGTTTCATTAGGTTAAAATAAATTGATGGGATATAAGAGTAATCTGCTCTAGTATCCTCATAGAAAAAGAAACGGACTGTATTGTAATGAGCTTGAAGTTTCCTCCAATCATCAGGTATATGTCCATTATTTATTGCACCCAATATATCAATTTGATTTGGGTTTACTCCATGCTTTATGAAGTTATTAATTAGTACTTCAACTTGCCATTTGTAATAATCATTGGCTGGTTGCGCACATATAAATCGTGTTTGTTGCATAACATTTTATTTTATAAACAGCCTCCATCACATGCTGCAAAACAATCTAAGTTTAATGTGTCTCCAATATCACCACTTACAACAGTATAAACTGATGTAAAGATACTTGCCGTACCGCTTGGATTACAATCTGCATCAGTTATAATACCTGTACAATATGCATTTGAATAGTTGTTAGGTGAACCACAATCATCAGCAGTTACTTGAACATTAATTGTATCACCAACGTAAACAGTATATGTTCCTGATGATGTAATACTTCTACTTTCAACAATTGAACCATTTACATATAAATCCATTTGTCCTCTAGCTCCACCTGTTTCACTAAAACTCCATGCTAATGTAGCACTACCGCCTGTTGTTGTAGTTGTTGAACTTGTAGTTGTTGTAGTTGTTGTAGTTGTGGTTGTAGGTGTACAATCACCACCTGTTGTAAATGCTTGTCCAGTAGCCGTACCAGTTCTAGCACATACAGGTCCATAAGTTGTATCAGCTGGTACAAATTGTGATTGAGTAATACCACTCTCACAATCAACCCAAAACGCTGTTAAACTTGCACCTGATATATTACCATCAAATGTATATTGAGTACAATCTAATGGAGGCTCAGTTGTTGTTGTAGTACTTGTTGTTGTACTGGTTGTAGTAGATGTTGTAGTTGTAGATGTTGTTGTAGTTGTAGGTTCTATTGGTTGAGCATCTTGCGCAAATGGAAGTGCTTCAGGTAGTATCGGACCTAATAATTGAATTTTACAATTACCATTTTTTAAGTTGTAGTCATTGATTGCACGTAAGTGATAATAGTTTCCTCTAAAACTAACTATGTCATTTAACTCCATCTTAAAGTAATCAGCCAATGGTATAATAGCAGATGCGTTAATTAAACGAGTTCTAGGATTATACAATAAGTTTACATAATCACTCCAATATTCTGAAAATAATGATTGTTCTGGTATTGTACCATACGAAGGTTGTTCATTAAAAAATAATAATGAATTGGAACCTGATGTTGGAAATTGAGAACCAGATACTACACTATAATTGTCAAAGTATGGAAATTGAGGTGTTTCATGCGCCAATCCAGTACTATCTACCAAATAATATGGCTGACAATCAACCTGTCCATTATAATAAAGTAAACGAGGTTGTACTCTGGAAGGATTGTAATTCTGGTCAGAGATGTAAGTTGGTACGAATATTGGTATAATTTGTGACATAGTATTTTAACAATTTGTTGAAAAGTAATTATCTCCGCTGCTTCCTATGTTCGCAACATAAAATACACCAGGATTTGATAGACTATAAAATTTCCAATAGTTGTTATTACCATTAAAAGGAATTGTTAATGCTGCATTAGTATAAAAAGTAGTTATAGTATATGGAGATTGTTCAGCTGTATAAACTGGTATAGGATAATAGTATGTATTAATACATGCATCAGTACTACTACCATATCCTTGAGGTCCCATTGACCATTGATAGGATGTTACAGGTGGATTAAATCCTTGAACCGAACCAGATATACCTGTACCTAATATTTGTAATAATGGTGTTTGTGATACTGCTGTTTTAACTTCAAACTTTCCTTGTGAGAAGAAGTTTTCTAAATCAGTATAATACGCTTTACCATATTCTCTATTGGCAGCTTTACTAAATTGTTGTGAAATATAATCTTGGTCTAATCTATCACCAAAGTTTAATTCATTTACAGCTAAGTTGTTTGCTGGAATTACTTCTAATCTTTCATCAAGATTAATGTATTTGTTAAAGTTTTTTATTTCTCCATCTTTGTACCAATTGTTAAATGGTTCAACAATAAATTCATTCACTTGTGTTTTAGATGGATATATTACTAAGTTAAATTTCTTTTGTATAGATGTTATAAAATCAATCTGCTTAATACCCGATGTACCAAATGGCATGTTAAGAGGAATATTCATAATCCTATCATCAGCTGCTTGATTTACTTTTCTTATTTGTAAAAAAGATTTTGTTGTACTAAGTGGGTCCATCGTTACAGTTGGTAATACACCTG